TCGTTGTAGGATGTCTCGTTGCGGCCCTCGATCTTGTTGTTCGCCTTCTCGGCGACGCTGAAGTCGGGCTCCATGCTGACGGAGCCGATATCCACGTCGCGGTACATGCCGGACTTGACGCGGCGCTGGTAGTCGATCGTGGTCAGATACTGGACATGCGTCTTGCGCTGCGCCGTGTAGAAGTTGGTCGCCGCGAAAGGCAGGTACATGTCGTCGATCGCGACGAACAAAAACTCCGGCCGGTTGCGCGGCTCGTTCCACGTCACCTTCATGTACTGCGCGCCGCCCAGCGGAACCTGGGTGAGCAACTGCTCCAGCTCGGCGCGGAACTCCGTCGCCTGCACCGTGAGCTGCCAGTTCATGAACTCGGTCTTGCGCTTGGCCTTCTTGACCTTGTCGCCGGAAACGTTGCCGACGATCAGATCCTTGACCGGACCCTGCGGCGGAAACAGCTCCTTGATGGCGCGTGACGAGAAGTCGATGCAGGCCTCGGTCAGCATCGGGTGGACGACCTTGGTCGCGCCGTTGAACTGCGCGCCGCCGGGTGCGTCATCGCCCAGGCCAGTCCGGCGCAGGCCTTCCTCGTACTGCTCGTCGCGTTTCTTGCGGGCCTCTTTGTCCTTGCCGATCAGGTCGAGGAACGTCTGCGCAATGTCCGACAACTCGCTGTCGGGCATGTCGATCGCGAGGTTGGCATAGAAGTCTTCGGAGCGCGGGTCGCCCTCATCGTCATCAAGCCGCACGATGGCGCCGCCGTCAGGCGTGTCGATCACACCGTCGTCATCGTCCTCGTCGCCAAGATCAACGACTTCGGTCTCGGGCAGATCATCATCGTCTTCCATGCCCGCTCCAATCAACTAGCGTACGGATTGCGCACCGGCTTAGGCGGAGGCCCAGACGGTTCATCTTTTTTGGCCTGTACACTATCGAGCAGACGCTTGTCCATCATCAAGCGCAGCGCCTGCGAGGTCGAGTCGACGTAGTCGTCATGCTTGACGCTGCCCGGACCGGTGTAGCTGCACAGTTGCGTCAGCATCGGGTCGACCCAGTTGCGCGGGCGTCCGGGATGTTTGGCGCTCTCGGGCAGCCAGACCATGCGCCGCGCGAAGATGGGCGACACGATGTGCAGGCGTGTCAACTTGTCGGCGCGGCCGGGGTTGTAGGCGTAGGCCTCGATGCGCTCGCGCTCCAGCATCTGGCGCAAGCTGATGCCTGAGCCCTTGTCCTCGATCAGCAGGATGTCCGGCTTGCGGCCGGACGTGAGCGGCTTGCTCGACCCGAACAACGGCTTCACTAGGGCCGAGTCATCATCGTCACCGTATGCAACGCCCATCTCCTTGCGGACACGACGCAACAGATCCGGGAGCCCCAACTGCTCGTCCCAGCAGTCGAGCAGCATCACGTTGGCCCGCTTCTCGTGCTGGAAGACACCCCACACCGTGCAAGCCGTGGGATCGGCATCGCCCGATCGCTTGTCGGTGGTGGCCTCCGTGAACGCGGTATCGAGGCTCATCACCACCAGCTCGAAGCGCGGCAGAGGCTTGTCGTGCGGCCACAGGCGGAAGTGGCTGCGCTTAACGATGCCGCTCTCCTCCGGGTTGATCAGCTCGCCGTAAAGCTCCTGCCGGCCGATCGTCGTGCCCTCGTACTGCGACAACTGGTCGAAGAACACGTCGGGCAGGTTGGCGCGGTTGTCGTATGTCGAGCCGGTGACGATCACGCGGCCCTTTTTCGGCGCGGTCAGCCGGCGCACCAGATCGCGCGGCTTGGGCGTCGTCGTCCACAACACCTGCGGCTTCTGGCCCAGCCGCAATCCGAGCATCGCCATATCCCACACGTCGTCGTACTGCCAGGCGGCCAATTCATCACACCACAGCCGTGCGTTTTGTGGGCCGCGCAAACGCTCTGGACGCTCGGCAGTGAAGCCTCGGATTGAGCTGACGCCGCCAGTGACGTTGTACATCTCGATGACGAGGTCGCTCTTGTTGTGCGCCTTAATCAGCTCGGGCGGAATGACGGACAGCAGGCCTGACTCGCCCTCGAAGCAGACAAATCGGATGTCCTGATAGGTGGGTGCTATAACGGCGCTGTCAAAGCCTAACGGGTCGAGATAGACCTGGCGCGCCAACCACTCGGCGCCAACGCGGGTCTTGCCGTAGCCTCGACCTGCCATGAAGCCCATCTCAACGAAGCCGTCGGGAGCGACTAGATCAGGGATCTGGTTGGGTCGCGCGGTCGCTGCCCAGTCGCGCTGCCACAGCAGGAACGCGGCCTGCCGGGCGTCCATCTTGGGCGGGATGAATGGCGCGTTCACGGTTTTATTTTCCACCACCCTTCGCCGCACTGAGCAGCGCCTGGGTCAACTCCGCCATGGTCTCCGGCGAGGCCATCTCGACCTCGTGCTTGATGGCGCCACCGTCGGCGCCAGTCAGCGCCAGCTTCGACTGCTCGCCGTACTGATTCGGGTTCCATTTCGCCAGCAGCTTGAGCCGCGTCTCAACACGCACCCGGCGCGAGGCGGGGTCGTCCTCACGATCGTCAGCGATCTCGAGACACTGGTCAGCGATCTCGTGACCGCCGCGCTCGCGCGCACGCGCGAACCGTCCGAGGAGCTCCGCGTCATCATCCAGCCAATCGTACACTGCGCTTTTCCCAACGCCCTGCTCGCGACAGATTTGCCGCAGCGGCTTACCTGACGTGAGATCCTCAATGATGATGTCAGCCAGCTTTGCGCTGCGAATGTTCACACCCTGCGCCATGATCAATCCTCCGACGTGCTGTGGCTGCTCTCCAGCCGATCTGCGACCAGTCTAGCATATCCCTCGATCTCGCGCCACGAACTGACGCCATCACCCAAAACCTGATCAATTTTCATGCCCAATTCCACCCCAATCCAACCCGTCTCAAAAGCCGCCGCTCGTAGCGTACTTTTCGTATCCCCCCTAAAGGGGGGAGTACGATACGGTACGCTGACTCGCCCTGCCCCGGTGAAGATACGAACAAAGATACGCCATAACCACTTTCCTTTGTATTTCAATGACTTACACCGTATCTTTTCAAAAAGTACGCGTATGTACGCTAGGCTTTTTGGCCATTTCGGGCCATCGTCATGTTGTCCGCCGTTTTTTGGCAAATTACGGCAAATCCGGCCCCATTTTTCTCCACAATTTCGGCCAAGGTCAGCACCCCGATCAGCTTGTCGGTGACGCTTGGTTTGAGGTATTGCTGGGCATATGCCTCGCTCAAATCCAGCTTGATTTTGAGGTAATCGAGCAGCGCCGATCGTGACACAAACGGCCTCCCGTTGGCGATTTCGGCGCCGGAATCGAACCACGCGCTCTCGAACATCTTGCGCCATGTATCCAATTTGGATTCTTTTTTCCGCTCTGGAGGTGCCTCTGCGGTTACAAGTACGGCGCTGGTAACCGGCTCTCCGTCCTCATCCAGCCAGCCGTTGATGGCGACTGACTGGAGTTCCGCGTAGACCGGCTCGGCCTCTTCGGCGTCCTTGGATTTGCGCTGCACGATCTGGATTGGCGTGTCGCCCTTGGCGGGGACGACGCTGATCTCGATCTCGAGCGCGCCCTTCCATGCGGACGATCCGCGCGCCCGGTGCTGGGCCTCATCGGCGACGCCGGTGTGGTGGACGAGGAGCACCGAGCAGTTGAACTCCCGCATCAGGCTGGCGCAGGCGTCGATCATGGTCTTGGCGTCGACCGAGCTATTCTCATCGCCGGCGAGGAAGCGGTGCAGGGTGTCGACGTTGATGAGGCTGGGTGGGTGCGGCAACGCGCGGATGGCATCGACCACCCGAGTATATCCCTCGGGCGTGTTGAGATCGGTGCCGGTCTTGGAGATCCACATGTCCAGTGTGCTGGCTTTGTGGTGCTGCTTCCACGCGGCAACGCGCGATCGCAGGCCGTGATGGCCCTCGCCGGCCAGATAGACCACTGGGCCGGGCTTGACGCGATGGCCATGCCAATCGGTGAGGCCCGACGCAATGTGCAGGCTCCAATCCAGCACGGCGAAAGTTTTGCCGCCACCCGACGGACCATGCACCATGATCAGCGCGGCTTCCTGTAGCCAGTGTTTGACCAGCCACCGGATTGGTGCGGGCTCGAGGCAGAAGTCATCGGCCGGGGTGAGCCAGTCTGTCACGGGTGGCGGGTTGAGCAGCGCCTTCAGGTCATGCCCCGCCTGCACGTAGTCGTTCGCATCGCCGGGGATGGGGGGCATGACGACCCGCGCTCCATGTTTGGCTGACGCCTGATCGGCGTATTTCTGGCCGGTGCCGGATATGTCGTTGTCTGCCACGATCGTGATCGGCGTCGCGATCCCAACCAACTCGCGTATCGAGCCGGTGACGGGCACGAGGTTGGAGGCCGAGTAGGCCACAACGCAGGGGCGCCCGGTGACCTCGTGGATGGTCGCGGCCGTGGCAAAACCCTCGGCGATGTAGACGGGGCCCGGCTCATCCATCGTCCCGACGATCCAATAGCAGCCGCCAGTCTGGCCGCCGGAGTGGTACAGCTTGCCGCCGTCCACGTCGATGTACTGTAGGGACGCCAGATGCCCCTCTGGCGTATAGAGCGGCACGACCAGCCGGCCATCGCCCGTGACGCGGGAGCCGTTGATGCCGATGCCCTTGCGCGCCAGGTAGGGGTGCGCTGGGTCGGCGCCCATGCAACCGACCCAGATAGCCTCGACGGTGTTGGCGGCGGTCTCGCGGGTGCGAGCCGTCTCTGCATCGCGGGCGGCCTTGGCCTCGTTCATCCGGCGGGCGTGGGCCATTTCCTCGGCCGGGGTCAAGCTGCGACCCACGTCGGCGCGCCACGTCGATTCGATGCCAGCGCGCCAGCAGCCGAAACGGCCGGCGGGGATGCCATCCGAGTAGGCCACGTACCAGCCGGACTTGTCGCCGGCGCCGGGGCTTCCCTTCGTGCCGGAGTTGAAGCGGTGCAACTTGCCATCGAGGACAATCTCACGCGGCGGCGTTAGTCCCGATCGCTGCATGGCGTCGAGTAACTGCACGGCCGGCGGATCAGGCTGCGTCACTTTCGGCGGTGACCACGGGCCACCCAATATGTTGGTGAGGTCAACCATCGACTGTCGCCGCAGTCAGATAGTCAGACAAAGCCTTCATCGTCGCATATGTGGGATTGGCGTTCGTGCCGTTGCGGATCGCCGCGACCGTGTTGCGATGGATGCCGGTGCGCTGCGACACCTTTTCGATGTTGCGATCGTCAAGCGCCGTTCGCAGTTGTTCC